GAAATGAGTTAGGCACAGCAACAGATAGTCTTGCCTTAGTAAGTATTAACTTAGCAAAAGTAACAGATCCAGAAGCTATCCGTTCTGTTCTTCTTCATGAAATACAGCACATAGTTCAAGCTAAAGAAGGTTTTGTACCTGGGGCCAGTAGTAAAAATATACCAGGAGATCTTGTAGATAAAAAACAAGTATTACTTGACGAAAAAAGAAAACCTCTTGAAACTACTCGAGACCGTTTAATAAACGAATTAAATGCAACTGAAAGACTTTTTAACAAAAAATTAAAAGATTCAGAGCAGCCTCTTACAGGTCTTACAGCAGATCAAGAAATTGAGATATCTAAATTAAAGACCCAGATTACTAATTATGAAGATGTGGACGGATTACGTACTCCCGTAGGTGAAATGACCGGACCTTCATGGTCTTCAATTGGAAGAGACTATGGAGTTAAGCCAGCACAAATTCAAAAAGCTTGGGGCAGACAAAATGAATTAAATTCCTTGAGAAAAGAAAAAAATGAATTAAATAAAAAACTTTTAGATCTGAGAAATACAATTCAATCAATAGACATAGAAAGTTTACGTGTTGATTTTAAATTTTATGCGAATGCTGGAGGTGAGATTGAATCTCGTCTAGCACAAAAAATGGCAGATAACACTGGTGAGAATACTAAATTTCCGGTACAAGCTAGGTCAGATATGCTTGCCAAAGAAGATAACATAGATCCAGAATTTGAATATCGAGGTAAGCTTGGTATAGATCCTTTTAGATACAAAAATCAACCAAGAAGAAATCCAAAAAGAAATTCTTTTTTAGATAGATTAAAAGATAGCCTTAAAAAAACAACTAAAGAATTTTCTAAAAACAAACGTGTAGATAGTGTAGAAACATTACCCCTTAAAAATTTAAATGTACCTGAAGAAATTCTTGAAGTTTTTCATGCAACTCCTAAAGATCCTTTTGATAGATTAGATTCAAACATGTCTGATCTTAATAAAGACGGAGCATTTGGACCAGGTGATTATTTTTCTTTAGGCAGTAAGTATCCTTCACAATTTGTTGGTGGAAAAGGAACTTTATTATCTGCAAAAGTTGACGTTTCAAGAATGCTTGATGCTAGAGATGTAGGTGGAGGTAAGCCATTTACTTCGGATCAAACAAAAGGTTTGATAAAAGCTCTTTCTAGCAGAAAAGACTTAGATGGAAAAAATTTAAATGTTGTATTAAAGGATAATAAACTATCTGTTTCTTACTTAAGAAAGTCACTGTTTAGTGGCGAGAGTTTAACAGACCGTAATGTAACTCAAATAATTCCTCTTAATTCTCCAGAAAATGCTTTTAAAAAAATTAAAGAAATAACTAATAATATTAAAAATCCTCTTGAAAGAGATGCGGATGGCTACGCTATTGAGCGTAATGACCCAGTTAATACTCAAAATTTAAAAGACATTTTAAGTGAATCAGGTTTTACTGGCGTAATAGGAGTACAAGAAGCAAGTAGTGGTGGAAAAAGTAATTTAGTTATATTTGATAAATCAGTTTATGTTAATGGTGGTCAGCTTAAGACTGTAATAAATCAAGGAATTATTCCAGAAGATATTTTAAGTACTGCTAAAGAAAATAAAAATAGTAGGTTTGCCGAAGGTGGATTAAATACATCTATTAGACCTAAAGCTGCCCCTAAAACATTAAGGGAAAAACTACTTAGTAGTATACAAAGGGCTTCTTCTGAAGAAGAGAAAGAGTTCTTTAAAACTCACCCTTACTATGGAGAAGTACTAGGTAATAAAGTTTTTATAAACGAGGATAGGTTACGTCAAGAAGGTAGCTCTGGTAATTTTGTAGAAGAAATGCTTCTTGGAGAATCATTACACAAATTAAAAGAAGTTTCACCCAAAGATTATTTACGTTTAAAAGATGCTGCAGCTAATGATCCTGCAGTTGAACAGTGGAAACAAGACTCTTACAAACATCAAATTCAAGCAGATCCAAACTACAAAACTGATATAGATACATGGTGGGATGAGAGTAGACTTGATCAAGTTATAGCTGGATATTTGTTAGGTGGTGCTGATGCAAGTTTACATACTGTAAGGAATTGGGACAAAGAAAATTTACCTTTTGGTACAGTGTTCAGAGAAGAATTAGAAAACTTTAAATCTAAATTAGATACACGAGGATTTGCCGAAGGAGGCTCAGTAAACAACATGACAAGACAAATGAAAATGTTTGAAGAAGGTGGCATTGCTGATGACGGTATGAACCGTGATCCAATATCAGGTAATGAAATACCTTCAGGTTCACTTGCTAAAGAAGTACGTGACGACATCCCAGCACAATTGTCTGAGGGTGAGTATGTAGTCCCTGCTGATGTTGTTCGTTTCTTCGGTGTAAAATACTTTGAAGATTTGCGTATGGAAGCAAAGATGGGCTTACAGAAGATGGAACAAGATGGTAGAATTGGTGGAGAGCCAATGGCACAACCAATGTCAAGTCCTGTTGGAGATAGCTCTCAAGTTACAGATTCAGATCTTGCACAGTTAGAACAGATGTTATCTACAGGTGTAGCTGATGGTGGTCTTATGGATAAGATGGCTATGGCAGCTAAGAATAATCGTGTTATTAATGAGAGAATGAATGCTAATGGTATGTCCGTTGGGTTTGCTGAAGGTGGTATGACTACTGATGCTTCTGCATCTTATGCTGATCCTACTAAAGTTGACGCAATTATCAATAAAGTAATGGCTGCAGTTCAACAGAAGCCAGAGTTACTAGAAGAACTTTCTAAGCGTGGTATTAAAGTTAGTCGCACTACTCCACAAATGAATGCAGGTGCAATGCAAAAAGCTAACTCTCCTGCTCAGACAACTAATCTATCAACTAATACTGAAGAATCTCAAAGCACACGAAATGCTCCCCCTGTTATGCCTCAACCTATTAAGGCATCTGCTGGTCTTTTAGCTTTACCTAGTATTCAATCTATACCTAATCAAAGTTTAGATCTTAATCAAAGTAACAAAAATTTTGCTACTTCATCAACAACTGGAATACCTTCTTATTTTTCTACACCTGGTGGTAGTTATATTAATGCTAGTGCTACAGGTTATCAACAACCTGAAACTGAAGATACAGGTACAGAAGGTACAGGCGGTGTTGCTTCTGCAATTACATCCACTGCAGAAAGTTGTGCAGCTATTGGTATGGCTTTTGATCCAGTAACAAATACATGTTCTTTAGCTCCCATTAATAATGATAATGATAGTGGACCAATAATCCCTGAGCCAGTAGAATTTAAATTTGAAAAACCTGAAGTAGATTACTTCAGTATGACTCCAGAAGAATTAGCAGATGTTTCTACTGGTAAAATAGATCCATTTACTAAAAAAACAATTCAAGGTGCAGGTCTGTTAGCAGGAGGTACAGCACTTGGTGCTATTGCTCTTGGTTCAAGTCTATACACTTCTTATACTGAAGGAACAGCAATTTCTGATATGATGACAAGACAAATGGTTGCTGAAGCTCGTGGCCTTACTTCAGAAGCAACTGCAATAGGTAAAGCAATAGAAGAAGCTTATAATAATGCAAGCTTTCTTGTACAAGGAGCTTATAATCTTGGTCTTATTAATGGTCAAGATAACTTTGCACAACAGATTGCTGAATATTCAGATGAAAATTTTAAGTTAGATGAGGAAAATTACAAAAAAGAGTCAGCTGCTTTAAAGAGAGCACAAAAAGCTGTACAATTAGCGGCAGCTAGAAGGCAAAAAGTAATAGATGCTGAAATAGCAGCAGCTGCATCCGCAGCAGCACAAGTATCTGCATATCAAGACGATGGCGGCGGTGGTAATGAAAACTTTGTATACGTTCGAGGTGGTGGTGGCGGTGTAAAAAGTGGTGGTGATAACACATCAGGTAGTGGAACTGGTCAAGGATTTATTGATCGAGGTACTGCATCGCTAGGTAACGCAACAGGCGGTTTAATAGCTCGTCCTAAGAAGAAGAAGAAAAAGTAAACTAACTACAAGGCTACCCAGCAATAATGCTGGCCCCAAAACAAGGAACTAACTATGCCAGAACTAAATACAATAGCAACCCCAAAGTCTGCAGGATTTGTAGATCGTGGATTTAATCAGAGTAAAAAACGTGCAGCTATGGAAGCTGAAGAAAAAGAGATTGCACGATTAGAAGCAGAGCAACGTGGTGAAACATTCGAAGAGGAATCCGATGGCGAGGGATCTGAGGCAACCGAAGTATCGGATGCAAGTGATACCAAACAAGAAGAAGCCCAAGCGGAAAGCGAAGCATCGGAAGATGATTCAAAACTAAGTCGTGAAGAGAAGTCTTTTAAGAAACGTTACGGTGATCTTCGTCGTCACATGGCTGACAAAGAGAAAGATTGGAACGAACGTTTTGAAAAACTAGAAAACTCTAGTACTAATATTATACCACCTAAGTCTGATGAAGACATTGAACAGTGGGCTTCACAATATCCTGATGTAGCTGGTATAGTAGAAACTATTGCTGCTAAGAAAGCCCAAGAATTATTTAGTAAAGCTGATTCTCGTTTGCAAAAACTTGATGAGTTACAAAATGAAGCTGTACGTAAAACAGCAGAAGCAACTATTGTTGAGTCACACTCAGACTTTATAAAAATTCGTGAGTCTGATGAGTTCCATAACTGGGCTGATGAACAACCTAAGTGGGTTCAGGATGCTGTTTATGAGAATGCTGATGATCCTCACTCTGTAGTTAGAGTCCTTGATCTATACAAGGCCGACAAGGGATTAACCAAACAAGCTAAGAAAGCTGGCACAAGGGCCGCAGCTTCTATGGTTAGTAAAACTTCAAAGATTAATGTAGATACTGAAGACTCTAACGGACAAATCCGTGAGTCCGATGTTGCAAGAATGTCTACTCAAGAATTTGAAGATAATATGGATGCAATTAATAAGGCTATGAAGTCTCAAAAATTCATCTATGATGTTTCTGGAAATGCACGATAACTGTTGACATCTGCATAAACAGAAGTATAACTAAGGACAGATTACAATGAGCCTCCTTTGGGACTACCTCGTATTCTGTTTTCCTAAAAACTGAAAAACAAATAAGAACTACCTGAAGAAGTACAGGCCCAAGTTTTTATCGGTTGGCCGACTGATATTAACTTGCACCCTAGAAAAACTTTCAGCCTCTTACTAATGTCGTTTAGTTTAATGAGTCGAGGTGCACAGCAACTCACTCTCAATTGAGATGTGTATCTCATTTCTTAAAGCCAAACACTTAACAGGAGGATTTATTCCATGGCTTTTACAACCGCAACGGGTTATGGCAACTTACCAAATGGTAATTTCAGCCCCGTAATTTATTCTAAAAAAGTACAACTTGCTTTCCGCAAAGCAACTGTAGTTGGTGATATTACTAACTCAGATTATTTTGGGGAAATTGCATCACAGGGCGATACAGTAAAAATTATCAAAGAGCCTGAGATCAGCGTATCAGCTTATGCACGTGGTACACAAGTTACAGCACAAGATTTAGAGGATGCCGATTTTTCTCTAACCATTGATAAAGCTAACTACTTTGCTTTTAAAATGGATGATATTGAAGAGGCACACAGCCACGTCAATTTCATGGATCTTGCAACCAACCGTGCTGCATATCGCCTAGCTGACCAACATGACCAAGAAGTTCTTGGGTACATGTCTGGTTATAAGCAGGGTTCTTTACATGCTCAAGCTAATGCCCTTAACGATGTCGTTAATGGTTCTAAAGCTTTAGACACTGCAGGGGCGAATGAGTTACTATCCTCAATGCAGCTCCACAAGGGCGATTTTGGTAACGTAACAACTGCTGCTGCAGGCACTCACTCAATTCCTGTGACTGCACGTATGCCTGGTGCTACCTCTCTACCAACTGCCACTGTTTCTCCTGCAATGATTGTTGCTCGTATGAAACGTGTACTTGACCAACAGCAAGTTGACTCACAAGGTCGTTATTTGATTGTTGATCCAGTATTCATGGAAATCCTCGCTGATGAAGATTCTCGCTTCATGAACGCTGATTTCGGTGAATCAGGTGGGTTGCGTAATGGTTTGACCATTAACAACTTCCATGGCTTCCGTGTGTATTCCTCGTCTAACCTGCCTGCTTTGGGCACTGGGCCAGGTACATCAGGTACAGCTAACCAGTTGACTAACTTCGGTGTTATTGTAGCTGGTCATGATTCTGCTGTAGCAACTGCTGAGCAAATCAACAAAACTGAAACATATCGTGACCCTGACAGCTTTGCTGACATTGTTCGTGGTATGCATCTATACGGTAGGAAGATTCTTCGCCCTGAAGCAATCGTAACTGCTCGTTATAACGCAGCTTAGGGGAGATATAAACTATGGCTACTTTTGACATGACTTCCGTTGATACCGCTGGTGTTGGAGCAAACGTTCTTGCTGTTCCAACAGTAGTTGGTAATACGGTACGAACTATTGAAGCAATTTTAGATATTGATGCTATGATTGCTGCAGGTGCTACTATTGCTAATGGTGACATCTTCCAACTACTTGAAATCCCCTCTGAATCAGTAATGCTTGCTGGTGGAGCAGAAATCATGAAGTCCTTTACAGGTTCTTGTACTTGTAATATTGACTTTGGTGCTGGAGATGACATCATTGACGGTGCTGCTTTAGATGCTGCTGCTGGTACATACCTTGTAAAAGGTAGTAACGGCGAAGCTAACATCGTAAACACTGGTTCTGCATCACTTTATGCTGCTGAAGCACTTGCTCTTGTCGGTGCTGCAGATACCATTGATGTAGTTATTGCTGGTGCTGATGCTGCAACTGGACGCTTACGTGTCTATGCAGTAATTGCAGATATTTCTGCTGCTCACACTGAGGCTGCAGTTGCCCAGCGTGACTTGCTGTAATACTACAATAAACTTTGGGGCTGGCATTACGCTGGCCCCATTGCTGCATCTTAAGGAAAAATAATGGCATACGATTATCTAGGTTTAGTTAATGATGTAAATAGGCGTCTCAACGAGGTTGAACTTACTACAACTA